TGTATTATCTGTTTGATCAAAATCAAATTGATTTATATATTCTACATAACGTCTTGTAACACCATTAATGGTACGTTTAACAATAACCCAAGATTGATATTCTTTATCATCTGTAGGAATGGTAGCTATGGATTCGCATACTGCAATACCAGTTCCAAATGCACCACCAAATATATGTTGATGCCAAGCAACAACTTGTTGTTCTCTTTGATAAGTTAAACAAACTAATCTACCATCTTCTCTTACACACCAAATAAGTTGATTAGGTTCTTGTTGGTAAGACATAGATTTAATTCCAGATTCTGAAATATGCTCAGCAAGAATAGTCATGTCAGGTGCAACATAACCATCAACGTCAAAGTTATAAGCTAGTTCTCTAATCTTTCTTTTAGCACGTTGTAAAAATAGAGTTACGTTACCTACTGGAATGGCGTCTATATTTGCACAGCCATGGTTAGATTGTTTTTTAATAAGAATGTTTGTTGGAGTTACAGGATCATCTGTACCACCACCTGATACTGAAAACTCACCACCTACTGTACCAACAATTAATGTTCGTGTTGCAGATAAAAATCTAATTGCATTAACTTGGTTAGAAGCAATTGTATAAATGATTGCATCATCATCAGCTACTGTACCATGATAATTATCATCCATATTTTCATAATCACCAGATTTAGAAAAGAATAAAGTTTGTGGTTGATGTTCAGTTCCTGCAAATACTAATCTTTGTTCATAGAAAGTTACGCAAGAAGGATAGCCTGTATATTCTGACCACGCACCTAAAGCCCAGTCTGTATCTCCAGTGGTCTTAGCAAGATCTTTAATAACAGTTCCAACAACAACTGTTGTAGAAGTAATAGATGTAATTTTAAAATGTCCCTCATCAAAATGAACTAATCTTCCAATATCACCAGATGTAAAACCATTGCCATCATTAATACCAGTTACTGCTGATGCAGTTACTGTTGTTGTTTGACCAACTCCTTTATGTGATGGTGTTAAGGTTGTTGTTGTAATATTATGATCTAAGAATGGTCCATTAGAAAAATCAACATTTGTAATAGTCCAAGAGGTATGACCAGTTCTTGATAATTTTCTTGGTGGAAAATCAGGATGACAAATGTACATAACGTCAGCTGATTGTGCGAATTTTAAATCTGCTAGATCTGCTGTTTCATAAGTTGTTGTTAATGTATAAACTCTATTTGCAATACCACCTGATGAATATGCTGTGTAAGAAGTTGTATTAACATTAGCACCATCTATATCTTTTAATTGAAATGTATTAGTTGCAACACTAGCAACTGTAAATCTTTTACCATTTACTTGTGTCATTCCTACAACACCAGATATAACAACTGTATCTCCATTAGAGAAACCATGAGATGCTGATGTAACAACACCTGGGTTTGCTTTTGTAATTGCTGTGATTGTTTTATTAGCTTCTAATATTGCACCACTGTCTTTATAAAAACGAATATAAAGATCACCAAATTCTAAAATGTAAGTTTGTGTTGTTGAAAATTCAAAAGGTATTAATCTTGTAAATGCTGATGATGTTTTAACTTCAGCTACAAATGTTGTGCCTGGTCTTCTTGCTGCAGATCCATGAGGATAAACAATCATGTTCTGTAAAGTCTTACAACCAGATGCGTATTTAGCTAGATCATTTCTACCATCTAAACGTGGTGATAATTCTCCACCTGTAAAGTTTGTTAATTGAACAGCAACTCTAGCCATGGTTTTTAAAACCTAGAGTTGATAAACGTATTTGAATCTACTACAGATGCCATACCCATTTCTTGATCTGTGTTATATCCTTCAGTTGAATCTACAAATCTAGCATCTTTTAATTTTTCTTGATACAGTGAATACATTTGCGTAGCTACTGGATTAGATGAAGTTACTGCATAAGCAATATCAGCAGCTAACGCAGCACTTAAAACTTCTCTTAGTAATTGATCGTATTCGTTAGGATCTTCAACTCTTGATATGTATAATATTTTCATAGAAGAAGAATGAGATAAAATCTTTCTACCTTCTACAACGTGATCAGATTCGTAATCTAAAATTTTAATTAATCTTAAACAATCTGATGGTAGTGTAAATTGTTTTGTAAATCCCCAAGCTGGTGCTTCTGTATCAGCTGGTAGTTGAACTCTTTTTAATAAACAGTTCCAAGGGTGATGTCTAAATAAAGCATCTCTAACATTTAAGAATCTAGCATTGCAAAGTCTTGCATTTTTAGAATCTTCTGTAAGTGTTAAGATTGTAGATGCACCTAATTGATTTAAAGCTCCATTACAAATTTCTACTACTGATGCCATATTAATCTTTCTTTATAATATATTTACGTCTTAATTGTCTAGGTTTTACTGCTGCAAAGATCTCAGCTTCTGTAAGCTCTAAATCTTTATCAAAACCATGATGTGCAGTTGATGTATGTTTAAATCTATCAACTAGAACATAGCGATAGATATAATCTTTATTTTGTAAATGTAAAATGGTTTTTATTTCGTTTGTTTTTTTCATTAGACATAGTGGGGATTTTACTCCCCACTATTAAAAGTAGTATTAATCTACTACGTATCTTACAGCAATTTGAACTACTCCTGAAGCGGCACCACCAGCTAACGTAGCTGTAATTGGTAAACCATCTTCATTAGCATTTACTACTGAACCTGCACCTAATGCAATAGTTGCAAAAGCGTCTGTTCTAGCAGCAGATGATGTAGATGTTGCAGCTAAGTAAGCAGCAGCAGCGGCAGCAACAACAGTTCCTGCAGCATTTTTATAGGCAGCATTTCCAACTGATAAAGTTGTAGATGAACCTAATGCAGCGTTAGTTAAATAACCATCAATGATTCTTGCACCATTGGGTAGGTTAACTAATTCTACTACGTCGCCGATTTGTGCAGATGCTAATGTAATATCAGCAAATGCAATTCTCATTCTTCCACCTAGTTCATTAGTATCAATCTTTTCAGAAGGTACGTTTTGCGACCATTTGGTTTTTTGGTTTGAGTATAATGTAGCCATTATATTTTCTCCTATTTAGTTAGTTATTATTCGTCGCAAGCTATTTCGACAACTTTTTCTTCTTCCATTCTAGTTGCACCAATGCTCATAGCGTAGTAAACTTGAGTGCTGTACGATTTGTCAGCTCTCTCGTCAATTCTAGCTAGAACATCTTGACCAACCGCTAATTTAATAGCGTCTGATGTAAATGCATAACATAGTCTGTCGTCTGTATTTGTTGCGTCAAATTTTAATCTATTAGACACGATGAACTTAAATCCTAGGAACGAATCTAATTGTCCCTGAGCTAGAGCTTTAACAGTGTTAAAGTCAGAAGATTTAACTTCAGTTGTGTTTAATAAATCGCTAATTTGTTTTGGACTAACAACGATGAATCTAGGTAAACTAGGATCAACGTCTGCTAAGTCCAATATTTTTTTAGCTTCTAAAAGTTTTACAACAGTTAGTCCATCAGTTTGTGATGCACTGTAAGGCTTCTGTCCAGCTGGTAATGTAACAGAAGTAGATCCTGTTTCACCAGTGTATGAAGTTCCGCCTAAAGCTGCAATGATTACATCATCCATAGCTCTTCCCATAGCAGCAGCCGCAGCTTTTGCATAAGAAGAAGTTGGATCAATTAATAATCTAACTTTATCTGCATTGTCTATTAGATCAGCCCACTCATAATCAGCAAGAGAAACTCTTCTTCTTGAGTGCGGTGTATCTACCTGTGGAGTATCAGAGTGTCTAGATGTTCTTAGAACAGCAGTTGTTTTACCAACTTGATCAAAGAATGCATTCTTTCCTACTACTGACTCAACATCCACAGCTCCTCTTAAATACGATCCCATTTGTTGAGATAGCATTTGTACGTTTGAACTGTACTGCTGTACAAAAGCAGTTGTTATTTGATTTGACATATTGTCATTTCCTTTTGTTAAGTTAAGTTTAAGTTTATTTCAGAAAGTTCCCCACCACCGAGGTAGGCTATCTTGCATTTAACGACTGTTAGTCGGTTGTCTTTCCAACAGGCAAGTAAGGTTCTAATAGAATTGTCTTACAATTTCTAAGAAGATTTAATTAAAAATCTCCCTAGAAATCGCAATATAGTATTTTTGATTTGATTGCAATAAGATTATTAAGATAGCTTTTATTGCAAGCAATAAATTAATAGCCTATTGGCTAAGCATTTCTCTTAATGCTAGCACCTGATTAACTACTTTGTTGTGATTAGGGTGCATTTTATTCCAATAAGCACCTTGTCTATCAGATGTTAATTCTTCTATTTCTTTCTCAACATCTCTACCTTGAAGAATATTTTCGGCTTCTGTACCGATAATTTTATCTTCAGATAATAGATTAGCAATATTAGCAAATGCTTTAATGATCTTTGAATTATCACCTAATCTAGATCCATCTATTAATTGAGTATCAAGAAGTTCTGGTTCTAAATAAGTTTGAGCAACATTTGCAGCTTTTCTCAAGTTGTCATCGTATGCTCTTCCCCATTCTGATCTTAAAGCATTAGTAGCTTCAGCTTGTGCAGTTTCCATATTC